AGATGACTCAGTACGGCCGGTTGGACTATGTACCCGCCGTCTCGGGTTTTAATGGTGTGGCACTGTTAAGTCCACTACGAAAGGCGGCCGTATACCACCCTTCGAAGTGTCACACCAAGTCGATTTTTAGCACCAGTCACGTGCACCAAGTGATGGATAAGGATACACATGATTAGATAATAAACGGAGGAACCACCCTCATCGGAACCACAAAATATAGCAACGCAGTAAGAAAAGATGCAAGCGCCGTTCCGCCCAGCACAGTGGCGGCCTTCCTAGCCAAACGTTGGTATTCAGTCCGGGAGAGGTAAACACGATGTGCTGAGGCGGGGCGGAATTGCTAGCCTAATCTTGGTCGATGGAACTCGTTAGGATCAGCATGAAAGAAATTATCCTGACGGGGGTCCAACTGATGTTCTGCGGCATATTCATCCCAGACCTTCTTCGGCATGTATGCGTCATGTTGATTCAACACTTCATGAATGACGATGGTATCGTCAGGAGCAGCCTCGTCGTATTTGTGTACTCCGAGGTACTTGTCAGTGTCGAACCCGGTCTTGATGGGATTGGAGAGATCATAGAGATCTGGAGTAGGCATATTAAGTTTATCCGACTCGGATGGTTGTGGTTGCTATCCTTTCTTCCCACCTTTCCCACCGGCTGGATCAATCGAGCCAGACCCGTTACCGCCCTGTTTTAACGCATCTTCGTTCTTTGGTGGAGACTTACTCATGGTTAGGTTATAGAAGGGTGAGCCTATACTAGGGTTCACTTCAAAACAGAGAACAGTCTCAAAACGGAAGGAAGCGTCAGCATTCAAGCCGGTTCCGACGATCTGGTAAGTTGACCAGTCGTTGTCAAACCACATGATACCACCGTCGTAAGGATTACTTGTTGAGGTGTTTCTCAGATGGTTGTACAACGGGCCGGCAGTGACAACAGAAGTGTTGGCAATGACAGCGTATGGTGTATCGGTGGTGGTGGCAATTTTATAGTCAGTGGTCTTATGACTCGGAACTATCATGACACCTTGTTCAGGTCGATAAGTTGTAGAAGTACGTGCGACGGAAGTATTAGATGAATATTGCTCCAACGTCAGCAAAGGTGTACCAGCAACAATAGGTGACACAACATTGCCATTGTTATTAATGGTGTTGATCAATGATGCTGAGTTTACACTACCAGAGTTGGTAAATGCGACGTCGTTCTGCGTAATAGTGATGGAGCCAGAACAAGTGTTAACAGGCCCAGTATATAATAAGCGGTAGCCAACAGACACCCAGCGTAGTTTGGTCGACGTATAAGGATCAACCACAACCTTGCCTGGGGTATAAGTAGACGCGCTATAAGCAGAAGCAATCCCAATCGGAATCCAGGTGTTCACTGGTGTTGTAGCAGATGGATTGATCGAGATCGGAGTAACGTGTGTGACGCCGTTGACAACTATTGTATTACCAGGGATTGGTGAGATACTGGCAAGCGCTGGCAAACAGTTCAAAGTCTGCAACACGAATGAGGAGTTAGCAGATGTCATATTGAATGTGTCAGCGACGAAAGTGTCAATAACGGCAAAATTAGAATTACCACCGTCGGGGATGGCGGTCGCACCAGTACCACGGAATGGCATTGTGCGACACATCACGTAGTCATGTAGTTGTCGTTTAGCAGGCCGAATATTATTAGAAAGAGCACGTATAATAGAAGCAGTAGTTCGTGGTCGCGCAGATAATAAATATGGGACACGAGATGCATACGGACGTGCTGGTGCTAAGGTTCGTAGTTTAGTTTTTAGCTGGCGCCGCTTGGGGAGCGGGCCCGCTGCCAGTCCATTGGACTTGCGCTTGTTGAGAGTTCGTAGTGCGCTGGCGTTTGACATGGAGGTGATGTTGTTGAGGATTTCGACACCGATCTATTGGGTGTAAGAATGCGGCTCCCTGAGCTTGAGGTCTTGCTGGAAATTTGAACGAAGGACTCTTGGTCGCTGTCGTTGTCGTCGTCGTTGTTTTGGTTTGTAACTGCGGGCGCCGGGCGTCCGGAGTAACAGTCGAGGAGTGCTGCGAGGCACAACTGGACACGGAGCTCATCGACAGGCCCCGGCTCAACCCCGTTCTTGAAATAGTGGGTGTACCTTGTGGAAGCGGCGACGGTGGCCTGCTTAAGGTGACTCGTGAGACGGGCGAACCAGTCGTCACGTGATTTGATGAGGTCGGCGATATTGTCGGCAGAGAGTGGCATGTCTTCTTTTTCTTCTTTGTAGTAGTAGTAGAAATGGCAGTCGTAGTAGAAATAACTGCGGGCATGGGGCCAACGAGGTCCTCGCCAACAACAGCCGCAATCTTGTGTGAAACAAGATGGCCATTGTCGAGCACCTGATTGGGTAGGTCAGAGACATCATCAGCACGACATATTGCAGTCTCAATGTCATCAACCTCACTGTTCGTCATTTCGAGAATGGCGGCAAAGGTATCTCTTATGATGGCGACATTGTCCTGTGGCCACGGACCCATCTTAATCTTGTACGCCTCCTCCCGTGTGGGTTCGACACCAGAAATGCCAGTAAGAGCCAAGACCTTAGCACACCAAGGCCCAATGATGGGAGTCAAAGGGTCAGATGTGTAATAGCCAAGGGCCTTATTGCGTAGGGCGTCGACGTCGCTCGTAGTGACAGGTGAAACTGTCAAATGTAATTTTCCAAGAGTGCGATAAGGATCTTGAAAAGAGGAGCGATATAATACGGGATCAGGAAATATCCGTCCAAGATAAGGTATAGGACTATGCTTCTCAAGAACAACGTTCTTGAGGACATGTCCAAGGGTTTTCGTAACATATTCGAGTTTTTCCAAAAGGCCAGAAAAGTTAGGACAAATACGGTCATCAGAGGCGCCTAGAAACCATTTGTTGATGATTGACCATGCCTCCTGTGGTGTATTACCAAGTTCACGTAAGGCGATGTAGTCATGCCGTATTGTGACAATATTGTTGTCATTGGTAGTACCAGGTGAGCCGCTCAATTGTGAATAACCCGGATCATATTTCAATCCATTAGAAGTCACCCCACGAGGGTTCAGATCTTGTTGCAATATACGTTGTAATTGTTCACGATTCTCTAATCGACACCAGCGCATATACACTCGATTTTTGAACAACTTTTCGTCTCGGGAGACGTGGCCATCCAAGCGACTATAATCACGTATGATTGTGCCTGAGTCGTGGTCACAAATCTCACCCAAACGATCGGTTATCTGATCGGGTGTCATGGAGCTAGCAAACCACGGTTTACCCTTCAACAAATCCTCCTTTAAAGGATATGTATAGCAACTATACATCAACTGATGATTATTATCCACGGTACTGATATTGCGTGGATCAGTCGCAGCGTTGTAAGCCTCAGCTTTGATAAACGCTTTGACCTTGTTGACATATTGGCCAGTGAGGGCAGTGACAGCCTGAGCTGAGCGGTTGCGTTGAGCAGGGCGATCCTGCAGCTCGATGACATGTTCAATGGTGTACGGAACGCCGATGCCGGGTTTGGGAACCAAGAAGGTTAACAACTCCTCGTCATATTTATTCCAGATCAATGGTGTCGTAGTATTGTTGGCAACGTTGGTAACGCGTCCTTGTATAGTAGCAGTATCGTTATTAAACGAACGCACAGGGATGAGGCCAGGGTTGGTCACAATCGGAGGTGCGACGGCACGACCTGGACAGCGCCCATCCTCTGTAGTTAATGGTGATGTTGTCTGAAAGCTCACCGGGACGCTTGATGTCTTGAAGATAGTTGCGTGCACTTCTTTGTCAGTAGTGTAGCTCGACATGATGTTAAATAA